GCCATACACCGTGATACCATGCGGTCGGATGGTGCCAACTGCATAGGCGTTGAGATTGCTCATGTATCTGGTGGTAAGAGTTATCTGTTGTTTGCTAACTACACACAAGAGGTTAGACAACTGCAGGGTTTCAAATTGGACCTTGCGGTGTTTGACGAGCAGCCACCAGATGATTTCTTCAGTGAAATTGTCACACGCACTGCCACCACACAGGGCATGATCCTGTGCTCATTCACACCACTAAAAGGACTCAATGGCTTGGTATCAAAGTTTTGGAACCGTGAAGAGGGCTATGATTACATTCGTGTGTCTTGGGATGATGTGCCTGAATACGACCTATGGTCGGAACCTTTCCTACTCAACACCACTCGTGAACAGTTGGAACGCGACTACCTGCCACACGAACGCGAGGCCAGAATGCAGGGCCGTCCCATCATGGGCAAGGGTGCTGTGTTTCAAATTCGCAACTGGCCAACCTATAAGAGCGGCGATTACAAGTTTTCCGAAATGCGAAACATACAGCGTGTTATTGCGTTAGACTTGGGCCTGGTGAATGACAAAACAGTTATCACGCTGATGTATTGGGACCCTTACGAAAGATCAGCGTGGCTGCACAGACAGATTGTGGTGCAAGGCGTGGAAGAAGCCGTGCCCACACAATATATCAATCACCTATTGAGACCAGAAGTTTATGGCACTCCAATTGTTTTACCTGCTGATGCATCCACACCAGGACGCTACACCATGTCGAGCACAAGCATCCGAGAACTCTTCGAGCAATACGAACTCAATGTGATTGAACGAGCCATTATGAATCCACCTGACCCACAAGGGCGTGTGACCAACCACAAGTCATACGGCATCAACCAAATGCGGCAGATGCTGGAAGTTGGCTCACTAATGGTAAACGAGAACTGCACAGACTTCCTGCGTGAAGCACAAAACTACTTTGTGGATCAGCAGGGCCGTTTCTCTGACCCAGATGACTGTATTGATTCAGCACGCTATGCTATACTGGCTTGTTTGCAGGGCATAGCAGAACCCTGGGACAACCAAACACCTGCTCAGCGAATGGCAGCACAACGCGACAGATATGTCACACGAGATGACACATCCAAACCTGCCTGGAAACGAGCCTACAACGCACAAGGATAAAGAATGCCAACACTTAGAGAAATATACAACAGCCTGGTCTCTGACCACGCTCACAATGCTTCTGGAGAAATGGTCACCACATTCTCAGACAAAGGAACCATGCATTCCTACATTGAATACTATGAGAAATGGTTTGAACCACATCGTTTTGATTGCAGCATCTTGGAGATTGGTGTGATGACCGGCGGCAGCCTGCTGTTGTGGCAACGCTACTTTGATAGTGTAGTGCTTGCAGGCGTTGATCTACGCAATGGCTTCAACCAACCGTTGCCATTCCAAGCCACAATCTGTGCTGACTGGCACTGGGCAGTAGATTCAACAGATCCCCAGCAAGTGCCAGAACTTGATCAGTATCAGTTTGTAATTGATGACGGAGCACACGATGAGTATTCACAAATAAAAACATTTCAAAACTACTGGCAGTTTGTGCAGCCTGGTGGCACATACTTCATTGAAGACATTGAGTCAGACGCCAGCACAGCAGTGTTAAAAGAGTTTGTGAATGTGTTTGTGCGAGAACCACACACTGTGGATTACTATCGCGGCCTGGCTCATCGTGCAGATGACAGAATCTTGGCCATCACAAAGGGTCCCAAATGAAAAACTATGTGGTATGGACCAACTGTGCAATAACAGAAACACACAGTCAGCACGGCATTGAAGCAGCAGGCCGCCCAGGCGTGCAGGCCAGTTATGATCACATGTTTCAGATCAGCCTGCGTTCAGCACAAAAGAACCTGCGTGGTCAGTGGGAACCCATTGTGTTTGATGGTGTGTTTCAGGACCGTGTGAGTATGTTTCAATCAAACTGGCGGCGGCTGAGTGATCTTTGGCACGCAGAACCCTGCAACATCTTGTATTTGGATTCAGACACCATTCTGATCAAGCCTGTGGAAATATTTGGACGCTGGCCAGAATATCGACTGTTCAACTGGAGCACACCGCCACGCACAGAACAGTTCGCCAACTACTTCAATGCTGCTGTGCGTTATCATCCTGCTGAAATGCCAGAATCAGTTTGGCAAACAGGCGAACGCCTTGCACGCAACTGGGATCTCACAATATGGGATCAAGAACAGATCATATTCAATCACATGTTCTGGAGTCAAGGACTCTCCTGGGAAGATGCACATCATCCAGAACTAAACTGGCAAGCAGATTCAGGCACAACTATTCCGCAACTGAGTGAACACGGTGCATTCAACAACCTGCCAATCAGTCAAGCCCGTATCATACACTATCACGGCTCACGCAGTCATTCAAGAGGTCAGTCAGTTGCTGACTTGCTGTGCTCGGCTGCCAACATCGTATAAATAACTGCACTTGAAAGGACTTGAAATGAACAACTCCCTAATGAACTCATACGGTCAAGGTCAGATAGGCAATCTTCAACTGACCACAGCACAACAACAAGCACATGCACAGGCCAGCCAGGCTTACACGGCTGCCATGAAACAACATCAACATCGCTGGATGATTGACGGTCGCACCATGACCTTTCAATCGTTCCTGGATGAAATAGCACCAGGAGACAACAATCCCTTGCGAACCTTTTTAACACTAAAATACGGAGGCTGGAATGAGTAAAGGATCACAACCAAGACCATTCACTATACCTCGAGACCAGTTTAGATCTCAATGGGATCAAATATTTGGTAAACAACCCCGACCAGAGAAACCCACACATGAACAACCAAGAAACAACACCAGCCCAGTTCCTAATCAGCCTAAATGATGGTGCCACGCTTTTATGTGCTCGACACGCCACAGCGTTTCAACTCATAATGTCAGCTGCAGGGGCCGAACACGACATTTACGAACTGGATGCGGACGAAGAACCTGTGGCTTGTCAAGCCTGTCATTTGAGCGACATAAGTTCGCCCCGTATTATCTTGCCTCATTGACCAGCATTCTTACCCTACCGCTAAATAACATAACTGAGGAATCTGCACCGTGCTGGACATAAAAAACATACCCGTTGAAAACATCAACCAAAACAAATCAATCAATGCTCGCTTTGTGCGTATGAAAAACCAGATGGATGTGAAGATGGCAAGTTATCTTCGTTATCTGGGAACCAAAAATGCAATCAATAGAGCCTCTGACTATCATTATCTTTGTCTTGCTGTTACTGACTCCACCGCGCCTGTAAACGGCATAGATTATATTCACCCTTCTGTCAAGCCTGTAGTGGACTACGCCACTGCTGTGATCACCAAAGGCCTGGTGCCCAACGGTGAAGCCTCATTTGACTTTGTGGCTGACGGCGAAGACGACGAGATAGCAGCACGCCAAGCCACTGACATGGTTTCAGAAGTCATAAACGAACAAAACGATCCGCACTTTATATTAGAGCGTTGGGTTATGGACAGTTGCATGCACAAAAACGGTATGATGATGATCATGCCTGTGCGTGAACAGATTGTGAGATATGTGGAAAGCCAAGGCACAGCAGATCAACTGAGAGCATTTGAACAACAAGCAGCTGATTCAGGACTCACAGCCCTACGCCAAAGCCGTCGACGCACAGGCGTAGACATGGCCAAGGTAGCAGAAGAAGTGCAGCAGTTGATGGGTGATCATTCACAGGAACAAATGCAAGCACAAGTTGACTTGCACCTGGAAAACATGG